TTAATAAACTATCTAATTGATTAGAAACTAAAGCTTCTTCCGGAAGACCCTCAATAATACCTCTTTGTTCTTCACTAAAATCTGCTAGACTAGCTTCTAAAGTTTCTGGATCGTTACCAAGTTCTGTAATATCTGCATCACTTAGTCCAGCGTTTGCTAGTTGTTTCTTAGCCCTTGTAATACGTGATAAAGAACTACCTACGTTCATAGCAGCAGTTGATTTAGCTCCTTCACTTAACGTACCTATAACTCTTTGAGTTAGTGCTCCCTCTGGAATATCAATAGTTGCAGATTGAGTTGGGTCTATACGTTCAACACCTGCAGCTTGTGCAATAGCATCGGTTGATACTTGTCCAGTTGCAGCTTGTACTTGTGCATCCGGAGTTACAGTGGTTGCTCTCATTTGTGCAGCTTGTATCTCTTGTGGAGTTTGTGCAGTTGTTACACCACCTGTAGTAACTGTCTCTGGTGCAACTTGTGCAGCTTGATCAGCAGTAACCGTTGTAGGGTCTGCCATTGTTGTAGTTGTTGTCGATATATCTGTATCAACTTGTTCAGCATCTGGAATAACTGCAGACTCAGGCACAACACCTTGTGCAGATTGTGTAATAGTATCAGCAGTATCTTCAATACGAGCAGTCCTTTCTCTAGATGCAGTATTATCTCTAGATAGTTGAGAAGTTGCTCCTGCTAATCTAGCTTCTTCTGCTGCTAATCTAGCTTCTTCAGCTAATCTAGCTTCTTCAGCCAATCTAGCTTCTTCTGCTAATCTAGCTTCTTCAGCTAACCTAGCTTCTTCTGCTGCTACTCTATCAGCTATTTCTTGCTCAGTTTCCCAAACACCTGTTTCTGCGTTCCAAACATCAGTTTCTCCAATACCTTCGGGTCTTACGTATGATTCACCATCCCATACTAACCCGGTATTATTAGGGTCTGGAGTGCCTACTGCAACTTCTGGTGCAGGTGTTGGTGCAGGTGTTGGTGCAGGAGTCGGTGCAGGAGTCGGTGCAGGAGTAACTGGAGGAGTACCTCCCGGAGTTGTAGGAATATTAGGATTCTCTCCCGGTACTATAGGCTCACCATCGTTTTTAATAGGAAGTTTTTTTCCACCTCTACCTCTATTAGCTGATCTTTCTGCTCTTAAAGCATTACGTCTAACTTGTTCTACTTCATCACCTTCACGATATCCAACTCTACCACCATTAGTATAGTCTTGTCTAGAACCTTTACTGTATCTTTTTCTATCTTTTCTTTTATTTGCCATTATTAAATCCTATATACCTATTTTACTTAACTTCAAAGAGTTTGTCAACCTTTTCATGTAACTTCTCCATCCTTTCCATTAATAAATTAAAATCATCTTTTAGTTCTAGTTTTGTGACATACTCTTTTGCAATCTCTTCACGTGTTTTATTAATAAGTATGTCTTGTCTTTTAAGCTCTGAAGTGTTTTGTCTAATCTGAAACCAGATTGGAGCAAGTATTAAAGTTATGAGAACATTCCAAACAATGTAAGGTGATACCATTTCCATGTAATTTTAGTTAGCTGCGATGTACGCTTTGCCAGTTGTAATCGCTGTGGTGTAGCTAGACTTATCTGATAAGTCTCCTGCTACGTCTGGGTTTGTATAAGCCAAAATAATTTCAAGATGGTCTACATTTCTTTGTACTAGTTCATTAATTTCTGCTTGGGTCATGTTTTTTACATCATGTGAGCCACCATTTACAGCGTTAATAAGATTTACGCTATCGGTTGCTGCTGTTAATACTTCTGTTACTGTTTGCACCATATTACTTTCCTATGAATTGTTGCTAATATAAGTTTCTGCTGTTGTAATAGCTGTAGTATAACTATCCTTACTGCCCGAATCATCTATAACGACTTCTTGTTGTAAAATAAGTGTCAAAGCATCTACATTTCTTTGCATCATATCGTTTTTTTCTTGTTGAGTAAGATTTGCAAAATTATTTTTTGTCCAAGTTCCTGCATTAACTCCATTAATTAAATTAACAGAATCATCTGCGATTCCGTACCATTTTGTTGCTGTAAAATCATTTGCCATTTTTAATCCTCTAGTGCTTCTATTCTTGACTTTAAATCGTCTATTATTGTTTGTTGTTGTTTTACAGCATTTACTAAATACCAAGTTATATTATCAGAATCAACGCTTAAACACCCATTCTCTCTTTCTTGTACAACATCAGGTAGTATTTCTTGTATTTCTTGTGCAATTACTCCAAGTTGTGTGCCTTCTTTTTCTATTGTTACTGAGTCTACAGCACGACCTGTCCAGTCTGTAATTTCATCTTTCGTTCTATACTCAAAGTTTTTAACTTGAATTTGTTTTATCTTATCCAAACCAACATTGTTATCTACAATATTTTTTTTAATTCTTCTATCTGATGTTGTAGCCCAAGCTGATGAGTTGTTACCTTGAAAGCCATTTCCACTACCTGTTCCTGCTGAAATTAAAAATGTAGCATCGCCTTTACCTGTATTTTCGAATGTGGAAATCACTATACATCTGTAAGCTGCTGAATCGTCTCCATTAGCATTGACACCTATACAAATATTTCTATCGCCTGTAGTTGTTATATCTCCTGCTTCTCTACCTATAAAAGTATTATGGACTCCACTTGTAACTACATTTCCTGCTTGATAGCCAACATAAGTACCACCATAAGCTGCATGAGCTGCATTTGCTGTTTGTGAGCCTATAGCTGTAATTTGTGAGTTAGATGCACTATTACCTGTTCCTAACGCTTGATAGCCGATACATACATTATCTTCTTGTGTTGCTTGGGTTTCTAACGCTTCTCTACCAATAGCCACATTATTTCTTGTTTGATAAGGTGAGCCTGTTATTAATGACGATGCTGCTAAATATCCAACTGCTGTGTTTGAATGTCCATCTGTAAGTGCATCTAATGCTCCATTACCAATTCCTACGTTGCTATGTCCAGTTGTATTTGATTCTCCTGCTTGATGCCCTACAAAAACATTATTTGCACCTGTTGTTGTGCTTTCTCCTGCTTCATTACCAATAAATGTACTTTCACTTGCTGTTGTAAGTGCAGCTCCTGCTCTATGACCAAACATAGCGTTTTTGTTTCCTGTTGTAGCAACCAATAATGCTGATTGTCCGACTGCAACACTTTGGTCGCCAGTCGTAACTGCTTGACCTGCATTAGTACCAATAAAAGTATTTTGCTCACCCGATGTTAAAGCTGCACCTGTATTGTAACCTACTACTGTATTGTTATCGCCGCTAGTTAAAGATCCCAAAACAAGTAACCCAACACCAGTATTATAGTTAGCTGCATCAATAGTTCCTGTACTAGCACTGCCAATCATAATTGAACTTGTACCAAATGTTTTAGCATCTGATAAATCATTAATAGAACTTGCTCCACCACCTGATGCATCTTCCCAACCTACACCACTTCCTGTTGAAGTAAGTACTTGTCCATCAGTTCCTTGTGCTCCACCAATTGTTAGGTTATCTGTTTCTAGCACTCCATCAATATCTACATTGCCTGAAATGTCTAAACTTGCTGCATCAACTTCACCTGCTACTGTTAATACTCCATCAGCCAAAGTCATTAAATCTGTATCATCAGTATGACCAATAGTAGTACCATTAATAACTACATTATCAACTGTAAGCGTTGTAAGCGTACCAAGACTTGTAATGCTTGATTGTGCTGCACCTGTTACTGTAGCTGCTGTACCTGAAGCATTTCCTGTAACATTACCGGTTAAGTTTGATACTAAAGTTCCGACTGCATAGCCAGTTGCTCCTGTATTAACTGTACTGCCCGGAGCAGTTTGGGTATCTACAAATAATCTAAAAGTATTATCAGTAGATGCATCAAATGCAAGACCTGCAAATTTAGCTGTACTTGATTCTACATATTTACCATAGAATCCAAAGTCTGTAGAATTACCACTGTTGTTTTGTGATAAAGCTTGGAAGTTAGAGTTAGATAGTAATGAACCTGTTTGTGTTGTGCTACCTGTAACTACTAAATTTCCTGCGACTGTTAAATCATTTGCAATCGTTACATCATTAGATAATTTATCACCTGTAACTTGGTCGTTAGCAATATGTGCAGTATCAATAGCTCCGTCTGCAATCTGAGCAGAATCAATAGCATCATCTGCTATTTGAGCATTAGCAACTGCATCATCTGCTATCATAGAGTTTACTATGACATCGTTACCTATAACTAAATCAATTGTACCATCACCATCTTCATATGTAGCTGCAATACCTGTTTCAGTATTACTTGAGAACATAGCACCGACAGTATCTTGTACTACTTCTGATAAATCTATATTAGCTGTACCGTTAAAAGATACTCCGTGTATTGTTCTTGCTGTTGCTAAAGCTGTAGCTGTTGCTGCATTACCTGTAATATCACTTGATGTTAAAGCTATTGTACCTGTAGTTGCAGGAAGTGTAGCAACAATGTCACCACTAAATGAACTATGAGCAGGAGCTTGTAATCTTGCTTTGTGAGCATTACTAGATTCACAATAGAAATCTACATAAGATTGAGTGCCACCATTTTTAATAGATATAGCACCTTGAGAAATACTAACTCCATTTGAACCACCAAAAGTAGCTGTACCTGTTATTGCAGGAGCAGAAATAGTAGGACTTGTTAATGTTTTATTTGTTAAAGTATCTGTTGTTGTTTTACCTACTAATGTATCTGTTGTAGCAGGAAGAGTTATTGTTACATTACCACTAAAAGCAGAGTGAGCAGGTGCTAGTAATCTCGCATAATGAGCATTAGATGATTCACAATAAAAATCTATATATGATTGTGCCCCACCATTTTTAATTTTAATAGCACCTTGTGAGATAACAACACCGTTTGTTGAACCACCACCAACTCCTACTGCTGTAGTAATTTCTAATGATGCTGGTAAAGCAAAGTCTAAAGTATTATCAGAGTCTTCATAAGTAACGGTAATGTTTGTCTCTGTGTTAGAGCTAACCATAGCTCCTACAGTATCACTAATTGTTTCTGCTAGTGTTACACCAGCTATAGTAATTGCATCAGCTTCTAAAGTTCCGTCAATGTCTGCATCACCACTAATATCTAGGGTAGCAGCATCAAGTTCTCCAGAGATTGTAATATTTCTACCACCAGTAATATCTTTATTAGAATCTGTAATAATAGCTTTACTAGCTATAACAGTTCCGTTAGTAATACCGTCTATAAGGTTTATATCGGTTGCACTTGCTGTTACACCATCTAATATATTTAATTCAGCAGCAGTGGAGGTTACTCCGTCTAGTATATTTAGTTCTGCTGCGGTTGATGTAACTGTTGTACCATTAATAGCAAGTGTGTCTATTTCAGCAGTACCGTCAATAAAAATGTTTCTCCATTGTTGTGAAGCACTTCCTAAGTCATAAGTATCATCATCATCTGGGATAATGTTAGAATCAACGTCAGCACCAAAGACTACGTTATCAGTAGCTGCATCACCCATAGTGATTGTACCACCGTTAAAAGTTGTAGTACCTGTAACTGTAAGATTACCACCAACACTTACGTTTCCGGTTGTGGTAACTGTATCTGTATACGTATCTTTAAATCTTAAACTTGTTGTACCTAAGTCAACATCACTGTCTGTAACAGGGATAATAGCACCATCGGCTATGTATAACTGTTGTACAGGGTTGCTTGATACTTGTACATAAAACTCAATAAAGTTATTTGTGGTATCAATTAATACTTTGTTATTGGGAGCAGTTTCTCCTGCATCTCCAATCAATCCTATAACTGGACCTTCGGCTGTAGTGCCATCGTGTTTGTGTCCGCCTGTATTACTGAACGCACTTAAAAGTTGATTGTATTCATCGTTAAATAGTGCAGCTGTAATCGTGTCTCCATCTGAAAACGAACTTTGTCTTATGTAACCTGCCATTTGTTTATCTCCTACCTGAAGGTATAAAATCTATATATAGACCGTTTATTATATACGGTGCTTTTGTATCATCTGTAACAACTGTAAAGTTATTACTTGTCCCACTTCCTTGTAATGGTATTCTTATCATTGGGGCTGCTGTACCACCAAATACTGTTGCATTAAAAACAGCTTCTGCAAATATTGCAGGTGGATTAACTGTTCCAAAAGAAAAGTCACTTGATGGTTGTGGAATATCTTGACTATTAAAATCATATTTAACTTGAAGTGCTGGAGTTACAATTCCTTCTGCTCTAACAGATACTCTAACATAATGTAAAGTTTTTAAAGTTCCTAAGTCTCCGTAATCGTAGTCTGGAGTGGAATATCTAGCAAGTATATTAGACCCATTAAAGTCATTGCCTGAATCGTGCACAAGCACAAAACCATCAGTATCGCCATGAAAATATTTTTCAACACCATTATTATTAAACCCAGCTCCTATACTGGTTACTTCTATTCCTCTTGTTTCTGACCACTCAAAACCGTTTGGTCTAAGTGTTCCTATAATTCCTTGTTGTTGTGCGTTAATAACTGTAGTGTCAGTATAAAATAATCTATACTGAGACTTCTCTCTAAGTACAACACTTGATATTACAAACTTGTCAATGTTTTCTGCTAACTGTGTAATAATAGGTTGTATAGCTTTACTAACTGTACCTAACTCAACGTCTCCAATCCTTGCAGTACCAGCAACTGTTCTTAGTCCATCGGGTGCTAAGAATATAAGGTCACCACCTATCT